TCGCAAATGGCTGCTGTGCCCACACCGACGCCCGCTGTCCAGCCAACCCCATCGCCTGCTGGAACGCCTGCTGAAGCGCCGAGTTACCCATCGACGCCGACAGCCCCAACTGCTGGCTCCCGGCGATTCCCCCGATAAGCCCCTTCTGCGCTTGGGAGCGGGCTAGCGTGTGGAGCGCGGTCTGAGTCATGCCGCTCTGCCCAGCCATAATCTGCGGCAGGAACTGACGCGACAGGGCATTGATATTCTCAGGAGAGAGTTGCGCCAGCGCCTGGTAGATGAACGCCTTCTGGCGGTCGTAGTTGGACTGCTCAGACCTTCTCTGAGCCCTTCCGCCGAGCGCGCCACTTACAAGTCCGGCTACGGCTGGAATTGCTGCTGCGGCTAGAATCGGCCAGGTACACCTCCTTTAACGGTGGTGGCCGGGGGCCGAGTTGCACGGCCTTTGTCCCGGTTTGGAGCCGGGCTAAGATGACTCCACCTCCCCCACGGCATCATCACTTTGGCTCCGTTGTGTCCATATTGTCCGGCAACACCGTCACGTTGGCGCCACTCTTGGACTTGAGTGCGTTGTACTCAGCCACTAGGCGACGATGGGCCACGGTCAGTTCCGCCAGCGCCATCGCCAGGATATCCGCGTCGCTCACAGTAGGATCCATGCGCTCCCATTCGATACGTAGGTGGCGTTCGTGACCCCACCCACATATATGATACGACCTTTATTGTCCCGCGCAGGCGGTAGTTGAGAGATATGATTAAGTACCTTCGGTCTGACGTTGTCGAACGTCCGGTTGATCATCCGTAGCAATGCCTTCGGGTTATCACCGACGAACCGGGTGCGACCCTGTCTAGCCATTCACCACCTGTGTCTTCTGCGACAAAGCAGGCTCTTCCAACCGCAGATTGATACTGTTTATAGGAGCCATCCCGGATATCCCATCCGCGACAACCTCCACGTCAAATGACACCAGGTTGGCATTTAGGCCAATACTACTGTTCCCGCTGGCGTCACCCTTGATCGTCAGATTCCCGTAGGCCGTATCCTGACCATTCTCCTGATGAGCGTTCAGGGTCACGGTATAGTCCTGAGCCGTCCCCGTGGCCTTGTTGATGAATAGGCGGTCGGCCCGTCCCTGACCATCCAGGCCAAGCGGGTAGTTCTTCCTGGTCCTGAGTCGGAAGGGGATTGTTCCTGAACCGTCTGTCAGGTTTGCGGCGTCAGAAGTTCCCTGACCCTCGGTATAGACCGTCCCGGTGGCAGCCTTCGATCCCGTCCACGTGGTCGGCGTGTAGTTGACGATCCCGTAGGTTCCCGGGCCTGGAACGGGATGCGGCCCAGTCCATGCCATCTCGGGAAGGGGGCCATCCGCGCGCTCAGTCCGCTCACCGTCATAATAGAAGTGCAGGCACTTCCACGAGGTGGAGTCGGTGACGCTATCACGGTATTGCAACTCGACACGGAACTTGGACGGGTTATCGAATACTTTACAGAAGAGGAGTTTCGACAGGACTACCGTATTGGGCCAGTCGATATTTCTGACCGCCCGGTCCACCACCTTGCCGGAGATGATGATCGGTCCCTGAAGAGACGCCACGAACAGTATTGGAGCGCCACCCCAGGCCGTGAAGGTACACATTCCCTGCGGCGAGGGCGTTCCGTAATTAGCAATATGCTCCACGGCGATATCGGTGGAGAATATATTGTCTTTTTCATCTGGCAGGTAATTTACCCGAAAGGTCTCCATCGCCGTCGCGCCATAGACCACATCCCCGCACTTCCGCGCACAGGTGGAACGTCCCGAGAAGAGAGTCGGAAAGATAATGCGATAGGAGTCCGGCCACGAGTGTGGCTCTCCCTCTGGCGTATACGCTAAATCGCCGCCGACATTAGTAACTCCGACGAGGCTCCCCTCGAAGGAACAGATACTGGTTATGGAAAGATCCTGAGGATCTCGGTCCATACTCTCGGAGATACCGTTGATGGTGACGATACGATATGGATCGTGGGTTACCAGATCGGCATCGGCAACGCTATCGTCGAAAGTGAGTGTCGCTATGGCGACCTGAGCCACGAGCCATCCAACGAGCGGGCTTCCGCCGTTGATGGTCCGGAAGATACGCCAGTGGGTCGCGGATGCGTTCACCACGTTAGGCCGGTTAACACGTACGCCTTGGGCTATCGGACTCATTCCAGCGGTTCCGAAGCCGACGACATTAGGCGTAAAGTCAAAGGCAGACTCCACCGAATTAGTATTGTCATACTCGGTCGTCCAGTACGAGAACGATCCGGTCAGACTTCCGGCGATAAGAGCGCATATAGGAGGCGTGAACACCGGAGCGAGTCCCATCCGGTAAGCCGTGGTATTTCGCATCGCAAACGCACCGAATGGAGCAACGGCGCCACTCTGATATCCGGCGACCACATATCCATGGTCAAAAAGGACCGTCGAATCCGTACTCGAACCGTGGCCCGGAAGTGTCCATAGCGATGAAAACGTCCCAGTCGTCGGATTTGAGGAGTAGATTGTGTCATCCGAGTGAGCCAATAGCCTGTCTGTACCGGGGCTCACGAATAACACGTTATCGACCGCGAGCGCCGATACCGGAGACGCGTTGTAGACCGTCCTACCAGGAAACTTCCTGGCTGCCGGATCTCCGGCCTCATAGACAACTCCCACGGCCTCCTGAAGCGCGCCATCTTGGATGAGAGACGGATCGATTCCCGTCGCACATCCCCGGCTGACCGTCATCGGGACGAGAGGCATTAGCGCTTGAACTCCATGGCGATGATACGTGTCCTACGCCCAGCCGCCCATGTAGCATTATTCGTGACCATATTGGCAGCCTCACATTGCGCGGATACTTTGAAAGTTTGCGATGTGCTTAGGCCGGTCACACGATAAAGTAGCGTTGGTCCGCTCGTATGCCCGGAAGCCGCTGTTGACTCCTCGCTCTGGTGCAGGATAGTCCCGGTGCCATCTTTGATGGCGAACCATGAATTGAGAGCTCCAGCGCCAGCAGCATCGCACGGGCAATGGGCCATCACAACGATCTCGCTGGCCGATGATGCCGGAGTAAACGTCAAGGTGCAGTTCGTGACGTCCACGTAGTTGGCCACATTGAATGCCGCGAAATTAAATGTCTGATCCGCGGTTCCATCCGCCGTTCGTGTCACCACTACGGCATTCGCGGCCAGATCAGCCGTTTCGATACTCCCGGCGGTCAAACTGAAACTACCAGTGGCCCCGGTATAGGTAAACGCTGATGCCACCGTTGCCCCACCATTAGCCGATAGCGTTCCACCGAAGGAACCATTCGTGGCACTGAAATTACCCGCCAGTGCCATGAGACCGGTATAGTCGATAGAGGCCTTTACGCTGCCGACTGGATTTTCCCAGGTCTGAAGGTATCCGGCCGTCAACGTGCGAGAGGTACTCCGACGGTATGCCGCTATTCCGGCAATTGGAAACTGGTTGCTGACGACGTACTCGGCTCCATCTGGCACCTTGTCACACTCAAGGCGAGATCCGTAGTTCGTCGCTGATGTCTTTATGTCGTACGGTTCGATGGGCGCATAGCACGACCAGAATCCATTCGCATCGGTGGTCAACGGATTAGTCGTCGTCGCGTTGCCAATCCCGTCAGAATACATAGTAGGAAGAGGACTAGCGATACTGATGCGGTCACCGTTGTTCAGTGTTCCAAGACCTGGACCACCGGTCGTGACAGTTGTCGCCGTGACGGCCGAAACGTTCCTCTGCGGCGTTGATGTCAGATTAGCCACTACCTGAGACGTAGTGGCAACAATCCCCCCGGAGTCATCGACCGTAAAGATCGGACCAGCCTGAGTCGAGGTTACGAAAGCGCCCTGCGTGCGGACTTCGACCGTCGCTCCGGAGATGGGATTGCCGCGCGAATCCTGGACCGTCCCATAGAGTTTCCCTAGTTGCGCCATGAGACCCTCACAGTGGGATGGTGTATCCCTGGTTCAGTTCGCTCCAGAAGCCGCCGCTAACTCCCATCTTGTGAATCTGCGCCCCGCTGATGTCCGTCATGTAGAGTCCATCGTCCGCCCGGAGATTCCTCCCTGTGCGGTACACCAGCGGGGACACAGTAAATTGGTCCACGTCAGTCCATACATATCCTGGCATCGGAGCATCGGTCGGGGTCATGATGAAGGCATGCCATACGCCAGTATCGTCTTGGCAGAAATAGGCCGGCCCCAGGAGATGATCGCTGACGTTGACAGAACGATCTGGCGCGGTCGCTCCATATAGTCCGACGCTCCACAGGTAAACACCTAACACTGGGTCGTACTTCATCCCGACGTCGTACCAGTTGCCATCGTCAGCCGCCTTTACACATAGATTTCCAAGAGCCGCCACACTTCCGCGTCCCCCGCCACCATACGAACTGAGGATGATCGACATCTCAGACCTTGATAAACATCGTGCCGAACGGGTAGATCCGCCGTGTTCCCAAAGTGAATCTCGCCTTCTCATCGCCCATACGCCGGTCATCCGTCAGGAGTAACATCTTCGCCCGCTGGTAGTCCTGGAACGCAATGGCCGACGCCGGAGTGCCCTTCTGCCGCTCCCGCAGGAGATATGCCTGGCCGCCTATGACAAGTACGTTGATGGCCTCCTCGGGAATGTCCACCGTGTCCGTGGAATCTGCGAATGCGCCGATGCGAGCGTAATACTCTACAACTAACCTATAGGTCGAAGCCGTCGAGTTATCAGGCGTCGGGTATACGGTCACGAGCCCATCGCTGAAGTCATTCCGCAGCAAGTAGTACATCGGCAATCCGCTTAGGTCCTGACGCGGGACGGCATGCGAGAAGAACTCGTCGTCCTCGTAACGGAGGTCGTACTGAGGGATGGCGGCGGCATCGATGAGAATCGCGTGCGATGGCTTCCGGAAGGTGCTATCGAGCGAGTACGTTGATGTCCCGGAGACCAACGTAATCGGGTCGTCCGTGGTCTTCATGAACCGCCAGTCGTGCTGGTTCAACTCGATGCGGACCCGGTTGAGGCAGTCCAACGCCTGGTCCCGGATGGCCGTCTCGCCCTCGCCACCTGTGACACGGGCGATCTGCGTCACCAGGTCATGGCCGGAGGATGCGCCGGTCTGCCCGGAGCCACTCGCCGTCAGGACTGTAGAGTCAGACATGGCGCCTCCACGGGCTGGCCCTCAACGAGCATTTGGAGAGGGCGGATGGTCTTCTCGTTGACTAGTTCCATTAACATCTGTTCGTACCGCTTGGCGTGGCTGTCGATGGTCCAGTTATCCATGACTTCACGCTTGGCAGCGCCAGCCATGATCGTGGCTCCCCACGAGTTTTCCAACAGGTCACTGACATCTTCATACCAGTCAGATATGGACGATGCTTTCTTCCCGACGACTCCTTCATATGGATCCAAGTCTTGATAGACACCCGGGATCAAGGCCATCGAATAGTCCAGCCATTTCACATGCGACTTGCATCGGTTGAACTCGTTCTCCACGAGCGGCGCCAGGGCTATGTCAGCGCACAGCCACTTCAGAACCTGCGGGTAACGCGTGAACTCGGCAAAGCGAATCATGAATACCCGGAACGGCGGCAGGTCCGAAGCCCAATCCGGGATAAACCCGCTGAACACGAGTTTCACGTTGGGACGCTCTGCCATGATCTGAAGAATCGGCTCCTTCACCGTCAGCAAATCCCCGTAGTGCCCGCCTCCACCGCCCCAGTAGATACGGACGTCGTCCCGGTGGCGTGGCTCCTTCTCTCGGCCTACCACGTTGGCGTGGAGCCTCGGATCGACCACGTTGGGGACGACAACTGGCGGCTTCTTAGAATACTTCGCGGCCCATTTGGCGAGCGGTCCCGTAGAGACCGTCACCAAGTCCGCTTCCCTCAACTCAGCCCGCACGAGACGCGCCACGTTGGTCGCGGAGTGGTAGTCGGCATGGGCGTAGTTGAACTTAGGCACGTCGTCCGATAGGTCATCCGTGTCCACCACCAACTTATAGCCATACTTGTCGCGTCCAGCCAGAAGAGCCGCGAATACCTGCGCGTGGGCCATCCGTCCGGTGATGACGACATCGGCTCCCTTGAGCAGAGCGTCAATCTCATTCCACTCAAACTGGGTCCCGGCGTGTGGACGGTGCTTCACCTGGTGCCCGAGGCGCTCCATGGCACTCGTCCAGTTCCAGCAACGGTGCCATCCGACAGCCCCTGGCTCCATGTGAATCCCGACAATCTTCATGCAGTCGCCATCTTCACAGTTGACTTGATTGCCTGCTCAGCGTGGAGCTGGATACGCGCTTCCTCGGCCTCATACTTAGCTATCTTAAGTTGCGCTCCAAGTGAACCGACCTGCATTTCCAACCTACTGACCTTGGCCGCATACGCGTCAAGTTGTTTCCTGAGTTTCTCGGTCTCCCTCTTCGCGGCGTCCTTCTCCACGGACATCGAGGCCCATTCTTCTTTCATGGATGCCCGGAAGTCGTCACGGACATGCGCGGCCCACGTGATCATCTGGCGCTCAACGCATCCAGCGCAAGGGACACGGACCTGAACCGAGTGGTCGCACCCCAGGGACACTTTCCGGGCAATTTCCTTCGCGTTCATCATATCGGCTCCGCGAATATCTGCGCCTCGTGATCGCCTGCTTTCTCGGCGACGAATACCTTCCAGCCGTTATTCTCCAAGAGATCGGCCCAGTCCTTCACCTTGGTAAAGCAAATGGAGTGCGCGTGATTCTTGCGGGCATGGTGAAGTCCCTCAAGCGGGAGAACGAACATACAGCCTCGCTTGATGACACGGGCGATCTCACGGATGGCCTTGGAAGTGTCCCGAGTATGCTCCAACGTGTGCGACGTGAAACCCCAATCGATGGACTTGTCAGCAAGATCCGGCATCGACTCGATGAACGTCTGATAGATAGGCATTTTATGGATGTTCGCAGCGTGAGCGATACGCTTCGGTTCGCAGTCCACCACGAGCGGCTTAATCTTGTGGATCATGTAAAAGTTAACCGCCGCCCACCCGTCATTTCCACCAAAGTCCGCAACACGGTCGTCATGAAATAGTTTTTCCCCAAGGTAGAAACCAAAAGTAACTAACTTGTTGGCGCAGGCTTCTCCCCATGGATTTCCACTACTAGACCATGAACTAGCATCGTCTTGGTCGCGAATATAGTCCTCATCCGACTGCCACTCTCTTGTTTTTCTCGACGGCTTCGGTACAGAACGCGTACGGCGTCCCGATGGGGAGTGAGTAGAGCGGATTGATTCCATCTGCATCGGGGTTCTCCGTCAGTCCTGTCCCGGCCCACGGTTGGATATGCCCGTGTAGCCGCTGGTAAGGGTCGTCCCTGTACCGGACGTTGTAGATGTAGTGAGCCATTCCCATCGGCAGGATCTCGATATTCCTGACGTGGTCTGCGACTGCGATGTGACGCTGACTGAGGCCCTGGTACACCTCATCGCAGATCTCCCAGTTAGGAGCCTTGAACAATTTCTGGAATCCCGGGAAATATTCCAGCGACTTATCGATCTTCTCGACGGTCTCTTCACTGGTCCATGCAAGACATTCATGTCTGGAATGCCGCCAACCATGAATCGCTAACGCGCACCAGTTGCTAATAGACTCGTACTTCTTCAGCAACTCTAACGAGCAACGCGATGGGATGGCGAATAGCGTCACCTTGAAGTTTGGATCTCGGTCATGGAGATGCACAAGCGTATCGAAAGGATCGTTCGTATCGCACAGGTCATCGAAGTCTAGAATCGCGGTCTTCATTAGAGCCCCAACGGTACGTACTGGTCCATATCATGCTGGACCTTCCACGCCGCGTTCATGTTCTGCCGCTGAGTGCTCTCTCCGTGAGTTGCGCGTATTCCACGGACACGCAGAAGATCGCTCCTTGCGCTATCGCAGAACGATTTGAATTGGCTGGCATCCCCGAATCCCATCGCCTGGCGCTCGTCCCATCGGAAGTATCGAATGAGTCCCATATGCGACATCCTAAAAATTCCCCCGAGCATCTCAACCTTCTCCACGATCTCGATTCCTATATCGTGCGCTCCGATGGTCTGCGGAGGAGCATCTAAACCTTCGATCTGAGGCGATAATACCGGCCACATTCCGGTACTCGCCTTGACGTTATCGGCAACCCTTAGCAACCGCCCAAGCCATTTCCTCGTGATAATCCAGCAATCGTCATCGACCCGGATGTGCCAGTCGTAGTCACGACGTACGCACTCATCGAGCATCTCGTTATGGGCCACATGCTGACCGGAGTTGAACGGATGCGAGTAGAACCATGTCGCCTCAGGTGGTTTCTCCATCGGCCCATTCGACCAGACGAGGATTTCCACGGGTTCGCGGATGAGTCCGCGGATGGTCTTCGCTAGGTACTTCTCCCTGCCTGACCTAGTTACGATGCAACACGCAACTCGGCTTGCCGGTCTTTGCGAAGGGCCTGGTACTGTGCGAAGTTCAAACAAATCGGCACCTCTACGAGCGGTCGTGAGAGTTGCATACTCTTGACGTGCCACAGATAGTCCACGGTCACCTTATCGACCAACTTACCGGTCAACCCGAACACGCCCCACCGCCAAATGAGATTCCAGTCGGCCATCCGACGCAGTGTCTCGTCCCATCCGTATCCTGAGTCCCGCACGAGACGCCAGAAGGCTCCCTTGCTGTGGAAGATGGATGACGTGTCTGCAAGATTGCGCGCTCGGATGACATTCGGGTCCCATGCCGTTCCGATTGAGTCCCCAAGCGGTAACTCGCAACCATTTTGGTCCTTGAACGTCTTGATCGTCTCATCGTTCTCGGCGTGGTAGCACAACCGTGTGTAAACAAGATCCGTCGAGAAATCGGCTTCGATGGCGTCCACGCACACCTGGAGATGGTCCGGACGCCAAGTATTATCATCGTCCAGGTAGGCGATGTAGTCCCCGCGCGCCTGCTCGATACCGCGATTCTTCGGCATACACTGGTAACCGCTATTCTCTCCTAAACGGAGTGCGAAGAAATCGATCTTCCGAGTCGAGAATGTCCCATCCCACTTCTCCAGCACCGGGTAGAGTTTCTCCTGGTCCGGTGTACAGTCGTCCACCACCACGACCTCAAAGTCACTGAAGGTCTGCCGATAGACCGATTCCAAAGCCTTATCTAGCATCTCGGGGCGGTCATAAGTGGAGATGACGACCGAAACCTTCGGGTAATCGCTCATGCGCTCCTCAGTTGCTGATATTCCCACTCTGGAGCTGGATTCCCCTCCGGAGAGAATGTCTGACCATAATCCCTTATTTGGCGCGCTTCATAACCACCGAGGGCCCGCATAACCTCAGGCGTGACGTGGACACGTCCCCTGGCCACCAATTCATTCAGGATATTCCGCCAACCCCGATGAAGTTCTGTGCCATGGATGGCTCTCTTGCAATATCCCCTCGGTGTACAGGGACATCCCCACATCGGCTTCGCCATCCACGAATACTCCATCAGTCGGCCGCCATTAATCCCGAGGATGAAGTCCCCGTTCACGGCGTTATGAACCGAGACGTAACCGTCACCGCTCCCGGCGCGGCGGACGGCTATGTAATTTCCGTTGCGGACGATGATCTGCTCCAGTTCACCGTTTGACATGCTTCCGTGTCTACCGGGACGCATCGTTCAACCCTTACGCGCCGGTAGGAGGCAGACCCGGCTCGCCGTTGGTCTCGGGGGCTCCCGCGTCCGCCGTGGGCGGATACGGGCCAAACGTGGTGGACTGCGTCGGAGCGTCATAGGCGTTGGCACTGTTGCCAATAACCGTGACTCCCGTAGTCGCAATCTGCCAGTCAACTGCAATGGTGGTCTGTGGTTCGCTCATGAACTAGCCCTCCCCGTGTTGGGGTTGCCGTAGGAGATGCCTCCCTTGGCCGGTTCGTCATAGCAGCCGCTTGCCTGATTCATATCGATAGACGCCTGACCATAACGACCATCGCCTGAATCGAGGCCCATCGCCTGCGTGAGATTTGCCTGCTGGATCTCCTCGGATGATGCCCCGACGAACTGTCCGTCACCGGGAACCGGGAAGTCCATCGGGTTGTTGATATCTACGGGGTTATGCTCCGGGGTCAGGGTATTCCCATTAGGCGAATACGGCGTCCCCGGGTTCTCGTAGCGTCCCCCGTTGATAATCTTTGTTACATGTGGGTATCCAGGTACGATTTTCATCGTCCCTCCTTAGAGGGTGTGACCGCCAGAACTGAGACGGACCATGCGGGCCGCTTCCAGCGCCACCGGAGCGAAGTAGACCTTCACTCCGACTGAGCCGCGCTGGTTGATCGGGTCCGCAGAACCGGCCGAACCGACCTGATGGACGTACACCGAAGCCGCCATCCCGTCCAGTTCGACTTCGCCGTAAGCCCCTGGAGCGATGACAAGGGTCAGGAATCCAGAAGCCCCCGCGCTGATCTGCGTGGTTCCACCGGACGCACCCATCATCTGCTTTGCGTTGGACGACTCAACGACACGGACTCCACCGATACGCCCAACCTCACCGCGATAGATCATCCCTACAGTTTCGGTCGCAGCGTACTTATTCACTTCGATCCAGGCGCCCGGAGTGGTCGTGGACGACTCGGAACGAACGTCGAGCGCCACGCGAGGGTGCATGACCCCGGCGTAGTAACCATCCGGCCAGGTGCGCGCATCCGACTGACGCAGCTTCGCAGCCGCCCGGTAGATGTCACGCCCCTGAAGAGTAGAAGTCGTCGCGGTACTGGCCGACGCCGTTCCAGCGGAGTTGCGCGCCGGAAGGAGAGCTCCGGTCGCAGAGATGACCTGACGGGTCTTGTTGTCGATCTTGAGCGCCGCGCCCTTGCTGAGCTCGTACACGGCACCACGAACGACATCGGAGATCCCGGTCATGACGATCAGGTCAGATACGCCGATGGCTTCCCCGTAACCAGACAGGGTTGCCGTGATACTCGTCGCGGACAGCGCCGACAGACCAACCGGCGTTCCCTCAGTCAGAGCGAACGGAAGCGGCGGATTGGTACTGCCTGCCTTGAAGTAACGGGTGAACGTGACCTGCTTGCCAAAGTTGCGCGGGATCTGCTTCTTCATCCCAAACTGGTAGAGATACAGGTCGGGATAAAGGTTATCGAGTAGAAGCCGGTCGTAATAGGCCGGGATGAGAGCCGTAATACTGGTACTGGTTTGAGTCATTGTCTATCCTTACCGTCGTCTGAAGACTCCCTGCTGACTGTCGTCCACCGGACCGGCTCCAAGCGAGGCCAGCAACTCCGCAGCCCTTTCCGTCTGGCCCGGCTTATACGGACCATTCAGTATGGCCTGGAGATTCTGGACCTTGTCGTTAAACGCCTGGCGCTCGGGGATGACCGACCGCTGCTCTGCAAGGCTTCCCCTGTTCGACGGTTCTGTATAGGGTGCCTGCCGGACTGGAGCCTTCGCTGCCGCCGGCAGAGACGAGGTTGTCGTGGGATGCGCCGTACCCGGAGGGGCCTGCGGCGCGATGGACACCCCTGCCTGACCCAGAATGTCCTGCATCGCCCGGAGTTTCTGTGGACGCGGCAGGTCGGTCAACCATGGGTGCGATTCGACAAGTTCAGCCTCAAGATCAAGCGGTAATCCCGGCTCGTTGGAGCTGCCCTGACTCTGCAACTCCTCCTTGACCTGACGGATCGTGTTACCGAAGGCTGCTGACTGCTGCATCATCAGGCTGATGATCTCCTGGCCGGTAAGCGGCTCACTGGGATCACGCCCGGTGATGGCACGCACGTCAATAGTCGGCTGGATGGTTCCTACGCGTGATTCGAGTTCCTTGATGCGCGATTCCATCCCTCCGACCTTACCTTCGCGTCGGCCGAACTCAAGTTTCCATCGTTTCGCCTCGGCTTTCGCAGTGTCCAACTCCTTCTGCATCTCCTCCAGTCGGCTGACCTCCTGAGAGTCGATGGCACCAAGTTGCGGGGCACTGTCGGGCTGTGGCAAAGTTTCCAACTGGCGCTGATAGTTCAGGTCGCGCTGAATCTTATCAGCCGCCATAGGATTTGCGTTTGGATCGACACCGCTCTGCGCCATTAACTCAGCAATCCTCGCGGCAATCTCGGTGCTCGTGTTGGCATCGACCTGCTGGTTGGGCTGCTGACCACTGCGCGCTGCAACCTCGGCGTTCATATCCAAGTTGAACTGCTGCGACTCACTCATGCGTCACCTCCACGGGAGAACCCGCTTCGGACATCACCCCTCCTGGCCTTGGACTTCTGATACATCTCCTCGGCCATTCGGCCCTGCTCGATGTCAATAAAGGGCATCTGTAGAACCTTCCGACAAATCGCCACGCTCGCCCGGTTGACCGCTTCATGGTCATTCCCGGTGAGCAACTGTTCCGTTTCCGACTGAATCGTACCGCTTAACATCTTGCTGATACGGTCCCAGTAAGGATGCATGACGAAACTCTTCGCCAATTCGGCGGCGCGTATGGCGTCCTCATAGGAGAACGACGTGATCGGCTGCTTATACGCATGAAGCCTCTCAAGCTGCGCCCTGACTCCTTCTCTGGCTCGCCGCTCTAAGTTCCATTCGCTTAGTGGCGAGCGTGTTTCCACCCGAAGCGTCCGGCTCCAGGCCCATGCCAGCCATCTGCACAGCTTGGAATAGCTGTGCCTGCTGCTCAGCAGAAACCTCTTCCTGAGACTTGACATACTTGCGCCCGTCCTTGTTGAGTGCGGCCTCGATGGAGTCGCGCAGGATGACCTCCGGACGGAGCCAGACGTTGTATGGGGGGACCGCTGCCGCCTGCATCAGCTGTGCTAATGCCTGCTGCTTGGCCGGTCCGTCTATATCGTAAATGTCGGCGTCGATGTCGATGTCCACGTCGTCCTGCAACATGGAAATATCGATGGGGACTTGGTAGTCCGTACCGACGATCCGGATGAGCCGCTCCGGAGGGAGATGTCGCTGATAGAGAGCGAACATGCGCTTCAGGAGTTGCCGCTTGAATGTCATGTTCTGCCACATCACGGCGAGGCGGAAACGCTCGTTCCCGAGTTGCATACGGCCGGCGAAGGCCGTCGCGGAGCGGTCCTGGCTCTGTGGCGTCACGCCCTGTTGAGTCGCGGTGGCACCGGTGGTCCGCTGAATCCGGTCGGAGGAAACGGCCTCCTCACGATACGAATCCGGCAACACGGGACGGCGCTCAAGGACGGCAATCGCTCCACGAACATCTTCCTGAGTGTCCACAAGAGTCACGCCACCGGGATTGAACTGGAACTGGTTGGACGTGAAGGCGTCGCGCTTGGCGATGTACTGCTGGAAAATACCGAGTACCACCTCGTCCATGCGGAAGTTCGCCAGCCGGTTCAACTGGCGGTTCATCGGCTCCGCGTACCGGACAACCGAGTCCCCATAGACAAATCCCGGCACCGGAATCTGCTTACTGGAGAAATACTCGGGCTTCAGGTCAGGCGTTCCGTTGGGATCATCCCGGATAATGGTCGTCCCGTTGGCGATGATCTGACGACGCCACTGAATCCCATCCGGAGAATCGTATGGCACTTGTCCGACACACACTTCCAGTTGAATCGGCGTGCCTTCGTGGCCTTCATCCCTGACCGTGGACGAGAATCCCTCTACGGAGTCCATTTCCGTCTCGCGGTTGGAGTACCCGTCCGTATTGGCAACGGGGCTATTCGTCTCCTTCAGGAGATCGACCGGAGCCTGCTGAAGCGTGTCGAGATTCTTATAAAGTCGGTCACCGTATCGTGAGTTGACCCGCTTCAACTTCTCCAGGGTCGTATCGACGCGCTCGATAAACCACTCTTCCTGACCCGTTGGATCCGGCCAGATACGGAAGTTAGACACCCAGTCAAGTTGCGGGTCGTCATACGCCATCCACGGGATGACCTTGCTCGACATTCCTATCGGCTCGCCGGTCATCGGGTCGTTAATCGGTACATCCACCACGCGGTCCTTGATGTCCTGCTCCCAGCGGAGTTTCCACCACACGTGCCCCATGATGGTGCAGTACCGCTGCCCCTCGCAGGCTGGCTGAAACAGGTTCATCCGCCGCGTTCCGGACATCAGCAGCGACTTGACCATCCGCTCGTAGTCGTAGCAGTTCATTCCGACGTGCCCCGGGATGGTCGAGTGTGGACAGTTCACGTCGAACCACTCGGGCTTACTGAACATCCCGAGGACAGTGCGCGGGACGATGGTCTCTACGGCATTGAAAATCTCCGGGATGTACTCGTTCGATCTCCACCAGTCCTGCGGATCCGGCATTTCCTCCTGGTAGGCCCGATAAGCCTTCCAGTTGCGGATCCATTGGTCCTCGTAGGGTTGACGGAGTTGCTGGGAGATCGACTTGCGGCGGTGCCACGTGTTGATGATTCCATCTCGGGAGTCGCCCGTAGACCGAGGTCCGGGGATTGGCATCATCGGAACATCCGGAACGCCGGTTGCGGCGGCGCTTGTTTCTTATCGGAACGCGTGGCGAACAGTTCGACTTGAGCCGGCGTGAATAGCGGGTCGCCGTCAGGTCCAACCGCGACTTGACCGTTACGGCCAAAGTTGTACGGATTCGGCTTATTCGTCTGAGTCGTGGCGAATGCAGCCCGACGGGCCATCCCGTCGAACGGCATCGGACGGAGGAACGGCGCAATCGTCGCCGGAGCGTCACGCCTTGGTGCTAACACCTTCACCTGTTCATCGAAGAACATCGAGATGGCGTCGGCAATGTCATCGTTCGTCCACCGGCCCAGGTTGCAGAACTCGTTTACGGTGTCTTCGTAGTTCTCGCAGGTCTTCCGGAAGAACACACGGCCCTGCTCGAAGTATCCCTGACACCCGAGGATGCGGTCCATCTTGGACTTGGCGGACCTTCCACCACGGGTCACGAATGTGGGATGGATGGTCGCCCCCTTGATGCGGGCGTGTTCCTTCACATAAGTCCCGAATCCGGCTTCCCCGACCTTTTCGATGATAACTTGGCTGATTCCGCCGTATTCAGCCGTCTTCGCACAAGTGGTGACACACTCAGCAACTTGCTTCGCGGTCCAGTCCTTGTCCCGGAAGATGTCCAGGATGTATAACCGGCCCAAGTCGTCGAACCCACCGACCACGACCACGTTGTAATCGTATCCGCTGGGGTGCTCGTCATCCTTCAGGGCCGTATCGACGGCAATCCACTTGTGAAGCGGTGAGAAGGGCGGATGCTGGCCGGGGATCATCTCGTCCGGGACCTTGATGAACCAACGCGGCTGGTACTTACGGTCGGACGGGGAGAACGGGATATTCATGTACTCGTGCCAGAAATACGACTGACCACGCTTCGGGTCGATCTCGCACTCGCGGAGTTTCCCTTCGTAGTCCTTCCGCTCCATGCGCTTCGGCTCTAACGCGGTTCCGGCCTTCAGGTCAGCGGCCTTGTGCGGCTCGGCGTAACGCGTACACTCGTCGGCGTCGCACATCTTCGTGACGTGCTCCATGCCGTGACGGGCATACACCTTATAAACCTCGGTATCCATCACCGCCTGGTACAGGTCGTTGTAGTGCTTTCGCGTCCCGACCATCATCACGAATCCATCCGAGTCGATTAGCGGGATGACCTCCTTGTAATTCTCCCGTACCTCCTGAAGCCCGGACTCGGAGATATCGTCGCTCGTCATGCAATCGTCCAGATACCCACCGTTGTAGTGCTTGGACTCCTTCCGGCCGGTGAATGACACAGCCGTCACGGTCGGTTCCTTGCGGCGTCCACCAAAGAAACCCTTCGCAGGGGACGTCCACGTCCCGATAGCCCCCATCGCATCGACCGAGTTGGCCGACCATGGCTGAAATAGGTACGCCAGGCGCTCGTTATGGACGAAGTGCTTGCGGACCTCGTTACTCATCTCCAGGACGTGCTCCTCCTTGCCGGAGCAAATCAGGAACGATCCCTTCGGATTCCGGAGAATCTGCTGCACGAGGTGGGAAATGGTGAAGATCGTACTCTTGAAGTGGTCACGGGGAAGAAGCCACAACTCCCGGAAGGGCGCCGTCTTGGCGCAGGCTCCGCACATCCACTTGTGGAGATCCCCGTACTTGTGCTTGTCATGGGAGTACAGGACCTCCGTGGTGAGAAACCACAGGTCGTCCAGGCACCGCTTCCGTATGGCGTTCTGCTGAGTGACCGATATCACCTTATCTCCATACAAAAAGGGCGGCCCCCGAGAGTCCTGGCTCCAGGAAGCCGCCCTTAAATGTATGTGTTGCCCAACCTGCCGGGGATCAGCCGCAGGTCAATTCGTCGTTATAAGTTCCCCATCATACGGGTCCAGTTTCACCACCCGAACGGTACGCGCCATCCCGTGAAGTGTCAACACCTTGGCACGGGCCACGGCTTCCTCACGAACCCAGTGAGCAGAATCCGCCCGTTCCACCCGGTTCGGTTCGTCATCGATGAGACATACCCAGCCGGCAATCACTTCATGGCCCTTCGGACCTTCTTCATGAGAGATTCACATTCGCGTATCAGACGGAGAATTCGCTTCTCGATAGTCATATCAGACTGGCGCCCACGGCCCGCTTTTCCCCAGTATCGCCCTGCAGAGCGCTGGAGCAGTCGGTACTTTGGTAACTAGCAGCATGCGGGACTTTCCCATCGATTCGGCCCCTTCTGGCTTCTCCAACTTCTAAGGGCTCGGAAGACGTTTCTGGCACACACTGCCCCCATCACCGTTTCCCTATCGGATTTCCGAACCGTGGGCGCTGCTTCGTCTGATGTCTTCATTTTTGACAAAACTCCGGCAGACGTTCATCGGGACATCCGTAAAAACACGCTCCTGCCTGGGTCCGCTCAGGACCGCGTCCATAACATATCCGCTCGTTACAGATAAACGACGGAGGTGCCGCGTCAGCCATCGGGATTTCCCTGACATCCCCGCTCCCGTACCAGTCATGACACGGCCAATAAGCCGGCGCATACACATGCGGCTGAGAAGCGCAACCCAACAGCAACAGCGCAGCGAGAGAAAGAACCTTAACCACTGCGACGGCCAGCCGCGGACATCTTCGCCATCTTCGATGCCCCGTACTTCTTCCGGCCAATATACGCCGCCAATGCCCCAGGGTTAGTCACTCCTGGCCGACTCGCCAACTTACTCTTCAACGCCGCAAACCTCGCCCCGCTTCCCAGCCTCGGCTTTGCCATATTCCTTCTCCTCACGGGGAATCTGTATCCTGAACAAGTGCTCCATCACCTCGGGATTCTCGGTTACCAGCGTAAAGAACGGATGTCCACCCAAATCCCCACCGAAGATCTCGCCGCATCCGTGAATGTGCTCGTCCATCCATATCTGCATCGCATAGTAACGAGTGTCATCAGGATACTCCTCAACCGTCCCGCCCGCGTATCCGCTAGGATAGTATGAGTAAAGTCGATTCACATCTAGGCACTTTGGACACCGAAGGAAAATCCGGTCGTTAGCCACGCGGTCAGTGAACCTCCTCACTCATGCCCCACCCCATCACCGCCAGATACATCCACGCCATCCGCGGTATCTGCTCATCAAGAGTCTCAGTGAACGTCGGTACAACTTCAACCTCTATCGGCTCGAAAGTCGGTGGACTAAGGATCTCCATAAATCCTCACGTAGCGGGAATCATCCAATACCACGAAACACCATCCATCATGACCACGGTGCATCGTACACGGCTTCCCATACATCGAACGGTCACACCGTGGCTTCTTCGAGTAATCCGTCTCACGACGTTCAGCGTCATCCGCATACTCGAACATCGATGAGTTGTCCTTCACCGGATCTCCCCCTCATCTATACACGCAGGACAACAGTGATACGGACCAGCTTGTAGACATCGTGTTCGATTCATGGCCCGTGTCCAGAAGTCCGAGGATGACTTCTCTGAACTATATATAAATTGTCCAGGGGACTGAGCGTTCCCGTCTGACGGACCCATAGGGGGATCCCCGGGGCCTCGATCCTTGCCATTGACGCTGCCTGAGTCATCCATTGTCAACGTCCGATAAGATCCGTTATGTAAACTAGCCGGAACCCTTGGGGGACAAGGCTTTCGGAGGGGACGATTGTTCACAATCAGTAAGCTGCTCCAATGGCTGGACTTCTATTGTGTTCAATGAGTCCATCCAGGACTGTACTGACGGTGGGACCGTTCTAATCTCAACTTGTGATCTCGTTGGCGCCTCATATCCCATTACTTTACTCAGTGTGGAGGCTATTGAAGCAACATACTGTGGTTCAGCATCCTTGAGCTGCTTAGACAGGTGTTCCGCTACTTCCGTTCGTGTAGCGATACGATTCTTTGCGTCGATAAGCCGATTCTCATGCTCCACCTGTTGAACCCTGAGGGTTTCATATCTGGTGGCTGTATTCCTTGAAATACCGGCTGCTCTAGCGGATGCACCGATAGTCTGAAGATTACGGCGTGATTCACAGAAGGTAAAGTAGGCAGCGGGTTTATTAGAGCGGTCGTGGGCTTTTCTGGGAGGCTGTACTGACTCAGCACAGGTATTCACGGGATGGGACGGTAAACCCGAAGGCGAATTAAGTCAAGCGGGCATAAATATAGATACAGTCTTACGGGGTTGGATATTCGGTTACTGAGCGACTCAGGTTCGATCCCGGGTTGAGTCTGAGCTAGTCACGGGATACGGGGTTCAGCCGGCCATAATGGCTGTACGTGGCTGTTATCACCCCTGCGGAGCGGGAGCCGTTCCGATGGTCTTAGGCTCCGACCCCCGGGGATTAGGACCCGCGTTCGTCTCGGACCTTCCCTGAGCGCCTGGCGACCTGCCTGTGAGCCGGTAATTGGTCAAAGCCGGCTGTGATACGGGAGGATTCTACGCTCCCGTGGCTCGCTGTCAAGATCCTTGAAATACTTCTTGACATTGCTACCGCGTCGCCGTATTATGCTCTCATGACTAGGGAGGATACGACGATGCTTAAGCGAGAGACGTACTGCAGTCATCCGGATCAGACGTGGTGTGACTGTGACTGGTGCCGCCTAGTGCGGGCCGATGACTCGAAGCGCCAGGAGCGGAATCGGCGCGCGCGCATCAATCGCCAGGCCCGTCATGAGCTGATGACGGATTGCGGCTTGGTGCGCGGTAAGGACTCTATGGGCCGGGTGATTTATGAGTGACCCGAAGATCGTGGCGGAGTGCTGGACGTGCGGCGGTGTCCAAATGGACACGCGCGAGCTCAAGCCGTTCCGCTTCACAAC